TGTCTGATTATCTTGTTACAGTACAAACAACGTGGCCGTGGCATTTGGCTGTCCTAGCTGTCAGAGGGTACGAAAGTTACTGACGTATCCCGCGTTTTCAACTGCTGTGTTGTCAGTTACACTTGCGAACTCGACTACTCCCTAGGGTGACTTTGGTGTTTGCGACACTGCTCTAAAAAGTTACTGATCTTGTCAACGTTCATTTCGATAGAAACTGTAAAGCCTTTCTCCGTCCATTGTTCAGTCCACAGTTGTACGTATGCAGTATTGCTTCTCACTCTACAGTGAGCATGTGCATACTCAGGAAACAAGTCACTACAGTCGAATGCTTGTCTTATGTTACCTTCCATCTAACCTCGCATAGATCAGGACAACCGAGTGCATCTTTCAGATTGACATTCAAGTCAAACAGTCTACCGCTAACATATGGTCCACGATCATCCATAGTGGCAGTGACACAACTGGTGTAACAGAAAGTGACACGTGTTCCACATGGTAATGACAAGTTGGCAAATGCATAACCATCTTGTGCTGGCACACCACATGCACCTGTACCTGACAGATCATAGTAAGACGCCAATGCTGTATTCATTGGTGATGATGGCGGTGGATCAGCATGTTGCACACGCTTACGAATCTTGTGGTGTGGTATACGCTTGTAAGTAACTTTGGTGATCGTGGTTTCAGGGTAACTGCTGAACGTTGCATAGTCAGTAAACTCAACTGGTCCTGGTGACCATAGCAATGCAAACGTTGCTGCGAAGATAGACACTTACATACCTTTCGTTGTTTTCACTGTCCAGCAAGTGTGTTCGCACAGACCTACCTTTTGATTCGGTCACACACTAGTATGGTCGTGTGGTGCAGTCACCTACCTTTCGTTTGTTGTCAGGTAAACGATATAAGAAAAAGCCACAATCAAACCGGCTACCCAAACAGGTATACCGAACAGTGCAGACAAAGCGAGACTGCACATGAAACCTATGGCACCACGTTCAAGCATTATCGTCTGACGATTATGTCAATGATCAGTGTGATTACTATTGCGAAGCATAGTAGTACAACGAGATAGGTGAACAGTGGCTTTGGTTTCATTCACTTACACTCACTCCAATTGTGTCCGGTCCCGATCTTCGCTTTGAACGGTACGTTGGATTTGATAGGCACACGTTGCATTTCTTCTTCCATGATTTTCACTACTGGCTTGAGATACTTAGGGTGACACTCAGCGACAATGCTGTCATGCACTGTCAGTACAACGTGTGCGATCACTCTGCCAACACGTGCATTCAAAGCTTTCAAGCGATGGTGAATACGAATGAGCGCATCGAAAGTAATGTCACTGGCAGGTGACTGGATAGGTGTGTTGATTGCGTACCTTCCAACTGCACCATTGTCATTGTGACTGATGAATGGGAAGCGTCTGATCCTGCCAAAGATAGTTTCTATTCGCTGGTCACGGTAAGCAATTGCACGTTGGTTAGCTTGCCAGTCACGGAGTTGTGGATACTGACTAAAGAACCGCCGGAAGAAAATCGTTGTCTCTTGTAACGTCCAACGTTGTTCACCTATCTCTTCAACGTGATCCATTTCAGGACCGAATGCAATTGACTCTGCGCCACGTCCGAACAGTGCACCAAATACAATGTTCTTCACTAGTGAACGTTCCCATCCTTCCGCGTCTTTACGCAGCACTGCCATTGACGTATCACTGTGAAAGTCTCTATCGTCAACGTATGCTCTAACGAGAGCCTTGTCCTGTGTCACATGTGCAGTGACTCTTAGTTCAAGCTGGTTATAGTCACCTTCAACTATGTACCCATCTTGCCATGTCGGAACAAAAGCTTTTCTAATGTCCAAGTTGAAGTGTGACTTGTCAGGGATATTTTGAAGGTTAGGGTTAGCCGATGAGAGCCGTCCAGTAATCGTACCGTGCTGTAAGTAATCACACCTGATCCTACCGTCACTATCCACTCTGTCGAGAAATCCGTAGACGTATGTACCAAGCGTTTTCTGTAACTGGCGGTATTCAATGATCAGATCGATGAAGGTTTGATACTCAGGGAACTTGGTGCGTAGTGCACGGAGAATAGGTTGTGACGTTGGTCCTTCACGGTACTTACCTTTCCTCGCTGACTTGATGATTGGTAACTGCCAATCCTTGTACAGTAACTTGTGCATCTGAGTTGACGATGCAGGGTTGAAGTCAGGTTCTTCAAGGTACTCACGAATCTTGCGAAGGACTGTATTTGACTTGTCACTCAGTTCCTTTGCAAGACTCTCAAGATATTCACGGTCAAGTTTTACACCACGGTCTTCAATGTCAGCAAGTGCAAGTGTACCTGGTATGTACAGTGTGTCATACAGGTTCAGTAACCGTGGTGATTCCTGTTCCACTTCATCACGCAAGTCACGTCCTAGACGTGCAGTGTAGTAACAGTCAAGCGACAGGTAGGTGTGTAACTCTTTGATCATCTGGCGCTTACGTCGTGTGGTTGTCTTACTTGATCGCCATTCCTTCAACCACTTGCCAACGTCAATGTCATAGTCAGGTGCATCGTATCTGACACGTGACATGTTCTTGAGTGAGTGTGCACCGTACCTACCCATTGGACGTTCGTCTAAGCAGTAGTTCAGTAACATCGTGTCGCCAATGCCTGACAACGTGAAGTCAATACCTGACGCACGTAGAACATGACACAAGAACTTCAAGTCAAACCGTGCGTTGTGAAAGTCAGTCTCACCATTGGTCAACTGACTAGCTATCAACTCCCATGTCTCACGCTGTTCAAGTAAGTCCTGGTCAAGTATGGCAATGTCACCACTATTGTCATCCGCTATGTGACCAAACCCAACAGCGATGATGCTGTTATCTATTGCCTTGAAACCGTCAGTCTCTATGTCACATGAGATTGGATCAACCGCGAAGTCAGATAACCATTGTGCAAACTCATGCGGCCAGCGTATGGTGTGCACTCTGACTTCCGGCCAAGGTTCTCGTCCGTTACCAGTGAAGAACTTAGTGAAGGTACGTATCCAGTCACGGAATAACTCAGGATCGATCAGGACTCTCGTTGGCGAGTAAGTAGCGATGAGTTGCATACCATACACTGACAACCATCTACCATGCACTTTGTCCATACGCGGAATGCGCTCGGTACTTGTGAGTGCAGAATAACCGATGGTGCCGCAGCAAAGTACCTTCTGTATACCAAGTGACCGCAATTCCCGCAGTAACCTAGCTCGGCAACATTCCATTGCCGTTCGTAATTCTTTCGGCTTGGATGCACTTGGTTTACAATTGAGTGCAGTGACGATGTGTAAGTCATTTATGTCAACATCTAATCCGTTCAGTGTTTGTTTGATGAGTCTTCCAGTGTCACCTTCAAGCAACCTACCCTTACGTGCTTCAAGTTGTGTAGGATAGTCAAGTACAATCGCTGTCTTGGTCTTACCTACTTTTCTCTGACACAGTGTTGGTGAAAACTCACACGTCCGACACGTACCAACCTTACGTGGTGATGCCAGTACAGTCATGCACGTTCTGCTTTTAGCTTTGCGTGTTCTCGCTGTGACTCACGCACATGGTCAATGAATGGCGCTAGTTTGTCAATGCGAACATGAACACAGTGAATGACGTTACGCTGCTGAATGTTCATACGGAATTCATTGTGACCATCAATGTGCACGTCCGCCCACTGTACATCAGTGAATAGATCAGTGCAATCCCATTGCATTGTCATACCTCTATCTCTACGTGATGAGGAATCCGTTCGACAGTAAGTCCTTGGACTCTACAGTCAGGACAGTGTGACCGTGGGAAAGTTGACTCACCTTTTATGTCAGTGTTGTATGTCTGTGCGAGGTTACCCGCACTGCTGGAACCGTAATAGTTCCCACAGTGCGAGCATACCCACACAACTGCAATCAGTTTCACTTCTGACGATTTGGTCGGAGGAATCGTTTCCATTGTTTCCACTGGTCACGTAAGTGTGTATCGTGATCCTTGTGTCGCAATGGTAAGTGAAAGTGTCGTTGCTTCTTTTTCTTCTTCGAACGTAACTCCACAGTTACCTCAAACGTCGCCGTCCGCTGCTGCGTTCACTCCTTCGTGAACGTGGAGAGCGTTCACTGTCAGTGTCACGTTCACGTGACTGGCGTCCAGTGGTTCTTTGACGAGAAGAACGGCGTGGTGACTCTTCCTCTTCCTCTTCATCATCGTCATCTTCATCAACGTCATACTCTTCTTCATCACGTCTACTACGTGACCTAGTACGTCTACTGTCATCTGCACTGCGACGTGTTGTCTTCTTGTCACGTGACTTCTTTCTACCAGTGAATACGCTGTCAACTCGATTGCGTTCCTTACCGTCAAACGTTTCGTTCTTCACTCTGATACTTGCTTCCATACCTTCAACGTCAGGGTAAAGCAAACGTGGACCGGATGATGAAGTTACATCTTGATCATCGTCCCACTCAAGTTCCATTTCGTCACCTTCAAGTAAGTCAAGTTGTTCAAGTACATCTTTCAACCTGAACAGTGCTTGTGGCTTGAGTGAAGTGATCAACCACAAGCGACGGTTCTCATAGTCACCATCGAGTACAACGAATTCCCAATTGAGATAGTCACCATCATCCGCTTTGTTCCGGCGGACTTCTACCTTGTCAATCTCAACTGCATACTCACCTTCTGGTAACGCTTCGAAGTCTTCAACGTCTGAAAAGTTCACGGTGTGATATGGCACTATCTACTCCTGGTGGTTGAGTGACAAGTCAATGCGGACAATGGTACCTGCTGCGTACACCTTCCAACCTTCACCGTCAATGCGTTTTGCTTTACCAGCAGCAACAACGTTCACTGCATCCTCAATTGCGTCCCAATCGAGTGCACTCAGTACATCACGTGACATTACCTGTTCCTTCCGTTCAAACTGTAACCTAACACGTCCATGATTTCGGTAATGTCTGGTGCGATAATCTCTTCTGGTGCGGTTACATTCCAAGGTGTTCTGCACTTGGTGCGGTACTCCTTGTAACCGTGAAGCACTAGCACACGTTCACCATCACTACGGTCAACAGCGAGATAGCCAACAGTTGACACTAGTCCTGCAATCTCATCTGACAATGTACCTGACAAGTCAGGTTTCTTTATCATGCCAGAACGTGGTTCTTCACGGTCGATAGCGTGTGCACTTAGGAACACATGCATTGGTAAGTCACGGTAACGTCGCAGCACTCTGCGTAACTGTACAGCAACTCGGTTGTAATCTTTCAGTTCAACTAGGTCAGGATCGCGCCTACCTTTCCCTTCCTTTTCCAGTATGTGTAACTGCGCCCAACGATTCCACTCACTGATACTGTCAATGCCGATTGAACGGTACTCACCAAAGTCATACTCAGTGCCACCGATCACCTTTATCTCTTGACGTTCCAACGCTTCCAACACTTCATCACTATCTTTCCAACTGTGAATGCGTACAACGTCAATGTCCAGACCGTCAAGTGTTTCACTACCTGCATCGAAGTCGAGAAACAACATTGGATACGTGCGGTCATCCTCTTGTGCTGTACCTAGCAGGTGAGTCTTACCATGACCAGGTGGTGCAAAAATGAGTACCTTTGCAAACTTCAACTGTGCAGGTGTATGTATTCGCAGTGCCATGTTAGTCACGCAACCTATACATTGACGTTTCAATGCACTCTAACTGTTTTGCAACAGCAAGTGTGGCATGTACATTTGCCCTTTTGTACTTACCCTTTTTCATCAGCTTGACTGCAAGGTTGTAATGACTCTCAGCGTTCACACTGAGTTGTTGGTAACCTGTCAAGTCTTTTCTCTTCAAACGTTTACCTGTCACCAGTGCCTCACTGCTTTACGGTCAGGTTTCTCCATGAACCGTTGTTCAATTATTCCGTCCACGTCACTGCCATCATTCATTGCCTGACAGATTGGTGCCACACTGCACCAGTTACACCAAGGCATGTGTGGGAAACCAAACGATGGATACGCTTCTGCTACTCCTTCATACACGTCAAGCATATCCTGGTACTCAGCATGTAACCTCTCTTCGAAGTTACGCAGTTCAGTGACACTACGTTGTGTGTAGTGACGTTTGAAGAACGGATCAAAGCCACGCGACAGTAACGCTTCATACGCTTCCTCATATGTCACTGACTGTGGCGTCGGTCTGTCGTGTCTGATACTACCATCCTTGAGTATCAGTCCATGCTTCTCCAATTCGTCATGGTACATTTCAGCAGTGGTCAACTGGTCACGTCGTGTTGACAGTTTCTTGTTCTTCAATATGAACGGTTCATGTGGCACACGCTTGACGAGATAGTTGTAACACACACCGCGTGGTGGTATACCTAGCCAGCGCCACACGATGTAACAGTAACCAGTTGGTTGATCAAAGAAGTCAAGTCCACGGTCATTAGGTTCACTCATCGTTGACTTGTGATCGTAAACCCACAGACCTTTCAGACCTTCTTCTATTACGTTGACTAGTAAGTCAATCTTTGCAGTAAGCATTGGCTTACCTGGTAGTGGTTGCTGTGTCTTTGGATCAAGGATCGGACACAGTAACCTACCTGACACTTCATCAAGGATGACACCATTCTCTGAATGTTCACCCATGAATTCACGGTCTTCCCAATGCTTATGCAACCATGACTTACCTGCACCAGTTTGCAAACCTTCTACTGCGTGAACAGTAAAGTTATCTTCCTGCTGTGCATACTGATGGTAACCTCGCAGCATTTCTTCTGCGAGATTTGACTGTTCAAATAACTGGTCAAGGAAAGCATCCTTTGCTTCCATGACCATATCAGGATCAGTTTCTACACGGTCAGCGTTACGTTCGTACCAATTGTCTAACGCTGAGAGTGCACTTTTGAGTGGTGAACTTTTCTTTTTGGAAGGTGGAAGTGACGGTGCGTTGGCTTTGGCGATGTAGTAACTCTCAAGTGCTTCATGTATTCCTTCACCAAAGTCAAGTGCCTGTCCGAGTGGAACAAATGGTTGGAGGTTCTCAAGGACTTCCAACTCCCAACGTCTGCGACATGTTTTGAACGTATCCCTTTCAGTGACACTGATGTCTAAAAGTAACTGAGTGTTTTCAAGCGGAGTCCGCTTTTGCAGCGTCTTCCCTTTCGGCATGATTGTCAATAACTCCTTTTGCTATGAACCAACGGGCGAGTCTTACAGCATCACGTTCATGTGTGGTAACTAATTTCTCACTACACTTCGCTGCTGGATGACGCTTCCATTGACTCGGACGGACTAGGGTTGCTGACGGGAACACTTCACGTAGTTCCTGTTCAATATTCCTAGTCAGGTTACTGTTAGTTCTCCACAATGGACCAGTCTCGATAGCAACTGGTGCTTCCTTGAATTTACGTCGTAACCTTTTCGCTGCGAATGTAACCATCCTTTCATTGATTGCTGCTGTGTACAGTACCTTGTTGCGAGCGTTCACTATCGCGATGCCAGTTGTGACACCTGGATCGAACGCAATTACTACTGAGTGTCGTTGGTGTGACATATGTCCGGCGGCCAGCCTACCATGCCTGTCAAAGTCCCTGCAAACCGCGACACTTTACTAGGTGAAGTGCAGTGTACAGAACGCACGTTCGGTGTTTTTTGACACTCGCAATTTGCGGGGATTTGACAGTCAGTGATTCTCACTGATAACCTCCGCTCCGCTTCGCTTGGTGGTTGACTAAGTGGTGCTCCTTGTGGCTCAAGGTGTCATGGTTAGTGAGTGCACCACACTGACTGTGACACCTGAGTCACTTACTCTTAGCGACCACCTGTTACTGTTCACTTCGAATTGAGGATACGTGTTGGCCGCACAACGCGAACCACTGTCAAAGTTTTTACCAGGAGCGTCACTATCAGAAGCAGCACAAGCATATGCAGCGTTCAGATTTTGTATCTTTCCAGTCACACCAAGAAACAAACAACCTGCACTCGGTGGTCACGGATGGCATGATGCAACTGGTAACCAGTTACAGATCAGAAGATGGTGGAAGGAGAATCCAGAATACAACATAGGCATAGCGTTACCACTATCAGGTTTAGCAGTCCTTGACATTGATGCACGTCACGGAGGTTTGGAAGCACTAGACACACTCATTGAAACACATGGTGAATTACCTGCAACTTACACTGTCAAAACTGGCGGCGGTGGCTTTCACTATTACTACCGCATCGATGACCAGGAATATGACTTACCAAAGAACATCGCACCAGGTGTAGAGTTACTACGTAACGGCTATGTCGTTGCGCCACCAAGTGACACTAGCAAAGCATCGAACGGTGGCGGACTGTACACTGTCGAGAGTTACAACGATGACAATGAGTTTCACCCTCTTCCGATTCAGTGGATAAACAAGGTACTGAGTCAGACACACTATGCTCGCATCGAAAGCGAGTTACCTAACGAGGAAGAGTGGACACTGGTCAAAGGTGAACGTAACGAAATGATCACTCGCTTCATGGGTATGATGCGACGTTACGGTTTCAACGCTAATGAACTGGAACGCATGGTAAGTGTGTGGGACACTGACAGGATCGAAGACTTCGAAGAAATGCTGACAGAGTTACCCACTATTGCCAAGTCAGTGTCACGTTATCCACCGGATGCGATAGGTCCACGTGACATTCATCTTAGTGTCAAAGCACGTATCCGTAAGCCTATGTTGGAACCTGTTGCATTGTATGGTCCGATTGGTGAGTGGGTGAAGTTCATTGCGAACAGAAGTGAATCGCACCCAGCAGCGTTACTTATGCAGGCACTTGCCATTTTCGGTAACCGTATTGGCAGTGAATATGCAGACGATGCTTGTCCAGGTTTCTTACAAGGTGAATCGTACCACCGTACTGCACTGTACATCATGGTCATTGGTGACTCGGGACGTGGCGCAAAAGGTGACAGTTGGAACTACGCACGTTCACTTCTCAAGAGAGTCGATCCTACTTTCTATCCGCATGAAGGAGTACAAACTGGTGAGGGTTTCATTGAAGTCCTTGCTGATGACATACCGTTAGATGAACACTCGGTAATTCAAGGTGAGAAAGTTCAACACATAAAGAAAGGTGGTCAACGTGATCGCCGGTTCTTCAACTTTGAACCTGAGTATGGAAGAGTGTTACACGTTGCCTCACGTACTGGTGCAACTATCAAGGACATAGTACGTGCACTGTGGGACTATGGTAGTACAGCAAAGGTGACTGCTGGCAGTCAACACTCGGTGAGTAACGTTACCTTGTCAATGGTTGCACACGTGACACCACCAGAACTTGAACGTGACTTTGACCAGGTGGACTTGATGAGTGGTTACGGTAACCGCTTCCTGTTCTGCTGGTCAGAAAGAACACGTACACTGAAACAAGAGTATCCATTGACGAAAGAAGAGTACAACCAGTTTGTACCTATACTGATTGATGCATTGGAATATGGTCACGAAGATGCGCCAGAGGATTATGAATTTACTGACGAAGCAAGAGAGTTGTGGACTGATGAAGTAAGTAGATGGAAAGCAGCAGCGCATCCATCAAGTATGGTTCATGCGCTCAAGTCGCGTTTCCGTCCACAAGTAAAACGATTGGCAGTGATCTACGCTGTCAGTGATCAGAGTGACGTTATCGATGTGCCTCATCTACAAGCAGCATTAGCAGTATGGGATTACTCAGTGCAGACAGTAGAGTATTGCTTGGCGGATCAGATAGGTGACAAGGACGCAAACAAACTGTACCAAGCATTACTTGAAAGTCCGAGCGGACTGACACGTAAAGAAGTGTACGCAGAAGTTTTCAAGATGAATAAGTCATCGCAACAGATTGATCGTGCAGTGAAGTTACTCAAAGATCGTAACTTGATCATCGAGAAAAAGATGAGTGGTCGCACCAAATCTACAACCATTTGGATCGCCCGTAATCTTTCTCGCGAGTGACACTGACACTGACATATCGCAGTGTCACCGAACATCTGTTCCCTGAATTTGCAGGGGTTTTCTGTATCGCTTGACAGCGATGCCGATATGCTATAGGGTACGCGGGTTGGTGTCGGATCGTGGCGGCGACACTGACAGGTAACACTCACAATCAACCACCAACCGTCACAGAAAAGGAGTAGCAGTAATGGGTTTTACCAGAGTGGAGACTGTCAAGAAGGGACGCAGAAGTGATTACGTTGCGTCCATTGTTGACATGCTGCGTAACCCGCCAGAAGAAGCTGGTGAGGAAGGTATTGTTCTGTGGAAGGAACTGACACAGGAAGCAAACATTACTCATCCACCAGTGTACGCACCAATCATGGTTGCGTTGGAGTACCTTGGTCTGGTTGACCGTTACATTGCTGATCCAGATGAAGGTTTGGGTAAAGCCAACACTGCATATGCATGGGTTGGTGACAAGGTGAAGATCAAGAAGATTGCGAAGAAAGCTGAGCGTCGTCCTGGTCAGACACTTGAAGAGTATGACGAACAAGAAGAAGGTGACGGAAGGTCACGTCGTTCGTCACGTAGGAGTGAACGTACTACTAGGCGTAGTGCAGATGAGTCACGTCGCACTAGGTCACGTCGTTCACGTGATGAAGATGAGTATGATGATGAAGATGAGGATGAAGAGGAAGAAGAGGAACCTGTTCGTTCACGTCGTTCATCACGTCGCAGTGAAACAGTGACACGTTCACGTCGTTCACGTTCACGTGACACTGAACCTGACGATGAAGAGTATGACGATGAAGAAGAGTATGACGATGAGGAAGAGGAAGAAGTAACCCCTACACGTCGTCGCCGCACTTCTTCGACAACCTCACGGTCACGCTCGAATCGCTCGGATACAGAGGAAGATACAGAGGAAGACGAAGAAGAGGAAGTGACACGTCCACGTAGAAGTGCACGTGCAAACCCTCGGAGAGATTCGTCACAGTCACAAGAAGAGGAAGAGTCACCAGCAGAGGAAGAGTCACCACGGCGCAGGAGAAGGAGAAGAAGCGTCGCGTAGTAACTGGAAGCGTTGTTACTTCTAGTCAACGTAGTAAGACAGTGAGTCTAGTCGTGTTACAGAACACACTTGCACGTTACCCTGATTGCAACTGTCACAAGTTGGGACTCCTACCTGGTGTGTATGTTGCGGACTTACACATGTTAGGTTCAGGGTGCAAAGGTTCCATACGTGACATTAGTAGACCAGGTGGCACACGTGCAGGTTGGGTATGTCCACGGTTAGATGCTGTTCGTAGGTTCTACTCATCATGGCGTATGCCAACAGGTGATGAGTAACTAATGTGCTGGTACTCCCCGTGCACTAGTGTAACGCAAGGAGCTAAGTAACCGGACACCATACTCCCGTGGTGAGTAACCGGGAGCCAGCACATTACACTTACACTTAGGAGAGTCACTTTACAAGGAGTAGTCACTGATGGCGAAAGCAATTGAGATTGACGGTAAAGAGATACTGGTGCGTCCACCTAAGTACCCTAGTGATGAAGTGAAGACACAACTAGGTGGAAGGTGGGACAAGGAGAAAGGTGCATGGCGGTTACCACCAACGTCACTGAACATGGTGACAATCGTTGACTGGTACGGTAGAGAGATACTGAATGGTGCACCGTGGGTAGTGAAGAATCTTGCACTTACTGATTGGGGATTCACTGGTTGGGGAACTAGTAACCGTGAGTTAGAACATCGTGCTTACGGTCACCCACATTGGGAAGAGTTATATGACTTCCAGAAGGTGGCAGTGGAATACATGGTGTGCAATCCTCACCGTGGTTGTATCCTCGCACTGTCACCAGGATTAGGTAAGTCACCAACCAGTATCGTTGCTGCTGACATACTACAGGCTAGTAAGATACTGGTCGTTGCACCATTGACACTTGCCAAGAACTGGATGACAGAATGGGACAAGTGGTCACAGTTGTATCGTTCATGGTCACGTGCAACCGCTGGTGAGAAAGACCCTAAGACAGAGTGTGTAGTGACAAACTTCAACACACTGTTCCAGACGGTATTCGTTGACGAAGATGGTGAAGAGTTTGTCAACTATCCACTTGACCGTAACGGTAAAGAGATACGTGGTGCCACTGCACAGAAGCAGTGGATACAGTCAGGACCAAAGAAGCGTGACACAAAGGGTAAGGAAGTGCCAGTACGTAAGCGTAAGGTTGTGCCACGTGAAAGTTACTTCTCCACTGATTGGGACTTGATCATCATTGACGAGTCAGTGTTACTCAAGAACCGTCGTGCAGTGAAGGTCGATGTGTTACAACAGATGGCACAGTACAGTCACCAGGTGTGGTTACTGTCTGGTTCACCAACCAGTAAGTTTCGCAGTGACTTGTATCCACAAGTGAAGACAATCATGCCACGTGGTTTCACTAGTTACTGGCGGTTCACTGACTTCTTCTGCACGGTGGATCGTAACCAATGGGGTTGGCAGGTGAATGGTGACAGACCAGACCACGATCCTCAGAGTTACTTACGTGACTTCATGTTCGTCCGCAATCAGAAAGATGTACTGGACGAACTACCTGATTACATTTACGATCCAATCGAGATTGAACTAGAACCTGCACAACACAAAGCGTTCATTGACATGCTGAACGATTGGACGACAACACTCAAGTCAGGTAAGAAAGTCAGTGCGGATATCAAGCTGGCACAACTGACACGTATGCAACAGATCACTTCTAACCTGTGCAACATTGACGGTAAGCGTGTTAGTGCAAAAGAGTCACTGTTGCATACTATGCTTGAACAAGGTGACATTGAATTCCCAATGATCGTATGGTGTTGGTGGGTGCCGACTGCACAGTCAGTGTATGACATGGTGTGTGACAACTTTGCTGACATTGAAGTTGACATGGTGGTCGGTGACATGAAGAGTGAAGACAAGGATGAAGTGATAGATGACTATAAAGCAGGTGACTTGGACGTTCTGGTGTTACAGATGGGAGTCGGGAAGTTCGGACACAACCTCCAAGCAACCAAAACAGTGTACTATCACGACCGTTCATTTGACACGGACGCTTACATTCAGTCACTACGTAGAGTCAAGCGGATCGGACTCAAACACAGACCACGTTTGATAGTGCCACGTGCAAAGGTAAGTAGTGATCCACTGGTTGAACTGAACCTAGCAGGTAAGATGCAGTCAATAGCAAAGGTTGCTAACCATGACTTACACGAACTGTTACAGTCACTTGGTAGCAGTATGATCCCCTGGTCAATGGAGTACCCTGACATTGTGAACGGTAAGGAGATATGAGCGCAACCATCCTGCTAGTAATTGATCGACTGACAATGAAGTGGGACGCACTGTCAGTTGATGAACAGCAGAGACATGTACCCATACTACGTAGTCACCCTGAGAAGTGTGTTGCTATTGCCGACTGGCCGCGACCAATGCGAGAGTTGTATCTACACTCATACAGTAACTTGTCATTCGTCGAAGGTTACTTCGTCAGTAAGCTGTTCGGTTGGAAGGTGAAGATCAAGATACAGTGGGAATCAACAACGTTACTGTACGCTGGTTACGCAAAGTCATTCGGTAAGAATAGATTGGATGGTAAACCTACAGTTGCACTGTGCGTTGAAATGTCAGAGGAAGTGGCAGCATGAGTGAAGCGCGACGTGGACTGAACATGTTACTGAATGAGTATCCACTTGCGGAAGTGGTGCACATTGATCACCAGGGTTACCGTGTTGAATATGCCACTGAGAAGCTGGCAGGTAGTGACACTATCGTTACACAAGGTGATGGTCCTTGGACACAAGTAACACTAAAGGACGCTGGTGGCTTTCGTGAGTTTGCAATATGGAACCGCACTGGTGCAGTGTATAACTGTGACCAGTATGGTGCAGTTGCCGATGATCCATTCCTGACACCGAGACAACTATGAGTGAACTGTATGTCAAAGGTATTGCAGTACGTGACACTAAGCGTAAGGGTATGAAGTTCAACCGTAACGAGGAACAGCAGTGCACATGCTGCGAGATATGGAAACCGTTTGTGCGTAAGTATTGGGTGACCAGTATGTACGTTGTGTGTCGTCGCTGTCTGTATCAGTTAGAGTCAAACGTTTCACCTAGCAAGGTCCGCCGGTACAACCAGCGTCACGATGATCTACCTAATTGATTGTATCTGTACACCTTACTTCAAGGTGGGTTATAGTGACACCTTTCAAGGTGTACTGTCACGGTTAGGTGATATGCAAGTTGGCTGTCCGTATGAGTTACGTCTAATACACTGGTGGGAACTTGACCGTAACGTTGAACAATTGTTCCATGAATCACACGTCACTTATCGTGAACGTGGTGAGTGGTATCGTAAAAATCGATACCGTACCAATGGCAGTTACAAATACGCAGTACAATGGTTGAACAAACGTGCGCCGGTTGGCGGTCGAGTAACCATAAGTTACTGACGCGAGAGCGATTCCCGCTCGCTTACAACTGGACGAACCAGCGAATCCGCACAGACCCTAGGGAAACAAATGAACACTGACGATTGGCCGGATTGGAATTGGCCGGAGCGTACAGTTGCACGTACAGAAGAGATACAGTTACACTTAGGTCATCCAGTAACGATGACTCACCATAAAGCTACTGATGCAGTGACGTTGTACTGTGACCAGTGCAAAGTGTTACTGGTACTGAACCGTGGTCGTGAACCGTAACAGTATGTTTGTTCAGTACCTACCGAACAAGTAGTCACAAAAAGAAACCCCTGCCGATCGCGATGATCGGCAGGGGTTTACTATTACTCCTGTCTGTCACTGTCCATTCGTGGTGATACGCTACCTGAATACCTCGCTATGTGTACACAAGGATCAGCGAGTGTACGGTCATGCAAGTACAGGTGAGTACCACCAATGTCATCCACTGTCTGTTCAACGTAGTACAGTGCACTCTCAGGTGCACTGGCAAGTGTGTCAGCTATCGCTTTCGCTTGCCTCTTACTGATGATGATGTGTTGCCTCTTCATCTGTCGAACAGTGTTGATTGACTGTCAGCAGAGTGCCACATGTTCAACTCTTCTCTGACACGTTCCACTTCATCATCTGGCATGTCCATAATGATTTCGATGGCGTCATCAGCAGTCATGTGTCTGTCACTGTATGACTTCAATGCTGACTTCTGACGTTGCTTCACTTGGTGTTGTGAACCAGTTTGCCGTCGGTTACATTCAGGACCGATACCTAAGTCAATAGACTCAGGATCAGTCAGTGTGCGACCGCACACGCCACAGTGTGACTCTTCCTGCAACCTGTAACCACCAATCTTCTCTGCACGTTGTGCACCTTCATTCAACCAACGTGCAGCGAGAGTTGCAGCTTTGACACGTTCAGGATCAGCAGTGTCAACCTGGAAGAACTTACCAGTACGTGGATAGAACACGCCGATCTTGTCCGGCCATTCACCACTGCTGTTAGGTACTTCCATGAACACATGTGACGCTTCATTCAGTGGCACACGTAACCAGTTACGACCTTCACCATCACGGTTATCCCGTAATGCCTTGAACCTGATAGTAATGTGTTCACCACGTTGTGTAACTGTCACACGCACGTCACCAGCACTGAACATGCGGCCAGCACGTGTGTCAGTCTCCGCCACTAGTTCGTGTGGAAACTCATACTCCATGAGTATTACTCCTTGTTGTGAGTGTTAGTTATGAGAGTGATAGTTGCAGTGCACGATGTGACTCGCACACTGCAATGTGTTAGCTAGTGTGTGCTTCTACGAACTTCCTTGCAGCGTCTAGTAACAGTTCATCCTTCATTTCCATTTCGGCATCGCCGTTTGGATTCTCTGGATGATCTTCTGTGTACATGTCACTTGCTAGGTAACTGAGTGCGTTCTGTAGAAGGTTACGCTTTGCTTGGTATCTACTTGTCATGGTTAGCTAGCGTTCCGCATGTACTGACGTGCACGTTCTAGTGCACGTTCCTCAGTGGTGCAGTAGTAAGGCATGACAACGTGACCGTCATACCAGGTGACCACACGATACTTGGTGAATGTTTCACCTTCCACGTATTCGACTACTGCTTTCTTCTTACCAGCAGTCATCACGTGCAGTTGCTTGGTTGGTGCTAGGTGCATTAGTTGTCTCGCTTGAAGTGACGTTTGATTATGTCAGTGACTACCTTGTCTAGTTCTTCCTCATCCTCTGGTGCAAGTTGCACCTTTGGACCAGGACGAGTACAGTCACCAATGTATACGTTGACACCTTCATCGAACAGGTGATCCATGAACAAGAGTATGTCCACTAGATTCTCCGCTCAACTTCTTCCGGTTCGTCAACTGGTAACTGTTGATGGTGAATGTGTTGCTTGTGACGTTTACTGTCACGCACACGTAACTGCTTATCGTGCACACGTGCCATGTTGACTGACTGTATACCGTCACCTTCCAGCTTAGGTACACATCGCCAACGTGCATCATCACCAACGTTGAACGTGGCTAGTAACTGTGACCACGTTCTAGGTGTGTCAGGTGTTAGGTCTTCCTGTCGCACAATCGGTTCCTTCAATCTTGTTTCGATTGACTCACCACTTCTGCAACTAGTGCCAGTGCAAGTGACTGTGCGTCAGTGCACTGTGTGCCACCACGTTTCTGATACTCAGCAAACGCAGCATCAGCAGGTGGTTGTGACTGACTAGGTGGATCACTAGGGTCCAATCCTCTCGCTTCAAGTGCACACTTTAGTTCGTATGCCATCTGTTCAAGAATTAGATCAGTCACTTAGTGTCACCTTTCCACGACCAGGACGAGGATCACCAGCAGTGAAGTGTGAACACGTTTCATAGTGTCCACGTTCAGTACCGTTATCCAGTGTCAGCACTAGACCTTTGCACTCAGTACATGTTGTGTACTGTGCAACCTGACCGATGATTATTTCACGCGGACCGTGTGCACGCATGGATATCTTCACTACTTGTATCCATGCTAGTGACTTGCGGCGATGTGCAATGTTACTCGCACAGTTCCATGCTTGTTCATCAGTGTTGTGTTGGTGACCGCAACCTTCATTGTTGGGTAACCTCACTACATAGACAGGGAAATGTCTGTCTGCCATGCTACTCCTTGTGTTGAGTGTGAGTACCTGCTTGTGCAGGAGTTGCAGTGTGCGATGTGACTCACACACTGCAAGTGTTACTGAGTCAGTGTCTCGATATCATCCAGTGCTGCAATGATACCGTCAACCTGGTCACGTATCACTGCACGTGCCAGCTTAGGTATTGACTGACTGTTACTTGACCGTAGTGTCTTACGTAGACCTAGGCGATAGTCAATCACCACGCCAACGTATTCGAACGTATACAGCAACTCAAGTGAGTGATCACGTGAGTAACAGCTTTCCCACAGTAACCGTATCTTCATTGCGAGGTTAGTCAACTTGTACAGTTCTTCATACTCATCAACTGTGTATGTGACTGTCGCAACACCGTTACTGTCAACAGTGATACGGTCCTTCATGGTTAGTTCAATACGTTTGTTGTGTGCAGCTTCCCAATGATCCAGTCTGTCAAGTTGAAACCTGATGACTGCATCGCGATCATTGAAGTCAGGGAATTCGAACCTAGGGAATCTACGTGTCATAGTTAGCCTTGAATATTTCACGCTGACATGATTGACACAGACCACTGATCTTGTACTCTGACTGTTCAATCTCAGACCACAGTGCAAAGTTACTGATTGGTTGACCACAACCAATTGGCGGATCAATGCACACGTTCTCTTTGATTGACGCTTGTCTGTCAACACCAAACATTGCTGTCAGTGTTGCGTCAATGGCTGGATTCTTTTCACTCGGTTTCACTGTGTGACCTTTCTGCTTCCTTCCTACTGTCATGGAACACTTGATCCACTCGCTGATACAACTCAGCGATTGGACCGTGACTTCCGTCATCGTCGATGTTTATTGACATGGTGTTACCTACCCATGACAGTTGAAAGCCTGTATCAGTTGCACGCAACCGATAGTAACCGGGCATAAGTGTTACTCCTTGTGAGTAGTCAGCTTTATTGCTGACAGAACCAGTGAGCGAAGTGACTCACTCACTGGTTGACGTTACGTTATTACGTGAGGATTGATGTGACGTTGCAGGGACACGTTACCTTTTTCGTCCAGCTTGATGTTCAGTGTGTGATGTTTGTGTTTCACTTCAAGTGTCACCACTTCACCTTCATACCAGCCGAAATAGTCACCTGACTTTCCTTGGTAAGCCTCAAGTGCATCACCGTCAATAAGACAACGTAACCTGTAATCGTAACCTTGCTTTGGCATTAGGTGACCTTGTTCAGTGCATCCTTTGCACCATCAAAGTCTTTCAGTGCAGCGTATTCAATTGAACAGATACGCTGACCGTTCAACATACCTGCACGTGAACGCTTGTTGGCGTCAGTGATTGACAGTGTGTCAAACCAACCACCACCACATGGTCTACCAATGATGACAGGTTCCATGCTGTAGTAGTCATACACCAAGTCACCTTCATAGACCATGATGCGATCCTCAGTGACGTAATGTTCCTTTGCCATCTTACTCCTTGTGTGAGTGTGTTAGTAGGGTAAGAACACAGCAGCGATGTGACTCGCCACTGTGTTGTGTGTCAGATCAGGTGACCTAACTCTTCCTGTGCTTCTGCCACCTTGTCATGGATAGTGTTCACTTCATCATCCACTGAACGAAGTTCACTCAGTTCAACACCACCGATAGTGTTGAGTGCACTTTCGATACGTTCCAGGTTGTCTTGAAGTTCTGACAGTTGACTGTCACGATCTTCCCACTGTCGATCTTCATGGTAACCCTGTGCTTCTGACACAGTGTTCATTCCCTCAGTGACATACTCAGTGACTTCCTGAACAGCTTCCTGCAAAGTAGTTAGCTGTTCGATGTGGTCAGTAATCTCTTGAAGGTAATCGGTCAGTAGGTCAGCGTCATTCAACACTGACTCAATCTGTGCCATACGATCAAGCTTTGACTGTGTGCGTGGCATGTGCTTACTCCTTGTAGTGTGAGTTACCGCCGGTTGGCGGAGAACACAGCAGCGTAATGACACACTGCTGTGCTGATGTTACTTGTGTATCCACTTGTCTAGCAACCATCCAATAAGAAATGGCAGTGCCACAAGTAAAGCGATGATTGCTAGGTTGTCAACGAACCACTGACCAAGTGTCACTGTGCAGGTGTGCGGATGACCGAACCACTGATGTTTGCAGTGAATGTGTAAATCCATCTGTCATCTGACGTGTGACGAACCATCACCACAACAGCAGTGTCACCATTGGGACTCACCTGAAACTCATACTGTTCAAGTGGAGTACCTTCAACCTGTTCGGAGTTGAGGTAATCACCAAGTGACATTGCGACAGCACCAGCTAGTGCACTACGCACTGTCATCATTTCAGTCATTGGTTGTTCACCAGCAGCACCAGCTAACTGACGTGCGTAAGTTTCCTCACTGCCATTGGCAGGTGTGAAACTCTTACGCTGTTGTGCTTCCTTGATCACGTCACCTTTGAAGTCACTCTGAAAGACAACAGTTAGTGACTGCATGTCTTGGAGAATGTAACCCTTCTGTCCAAGTGACCTTGTTCCATACTGAACTTTCAAGTTCATAGGATCAATAGGTGGATCAGGTACAGCTTCAACCATGTTACTCCTTGTGTTGTGTGTTTACTACAGAGTGTAGTGACGTTGTGACACGTCACCACACTGTGTTACTTGGTACCGTTTACCATCTTCTGCCACTCGGTCAAAGGTATGTCATACATCTTGGCTGGACCTTTACCTTCAATTTGAAGGAACACTTTGTCACCAACGCGATTGACAAAGATGTTTACATCTTCGACCTTACGACCATGAGCGTTGAATCGTGTTCCAGTTACATCGGCACCCATTAGTTACTCCTTATTAGTGTGAGTTATCCCTTAGTGGGAAAGTGCAGTGACGTTGTGACACGCCACTGCACTGTGTGTTACTCGGTTGGCTTTATCTGCACTTCGATAGCATCAGGCTTACCCAACCTGTCAAACAGTGGCTTACCGATGTAAAAGTAACTGCCGACAATCGGGTCTTTACCGTTTTCCACTTCCTCTTCGAAGCGCATGAAGTTTTTACTTTCACGCTCTTGAAGGTACACAACAGTGACACCAGTCTTCACTGGTGCACGACTGCGTGAACGGCGCGGACGTGGTGTAGAAGATGCAGGTGCATCCGCCATACGGGTTACTCCTTGTGAGTGGTTTGTAGTGTGAACTATGAGAGGAATAGAGTCAGTGTGCGATTCGACTCACACACTGACTGTGTACTAGAGACTACCCTTCACGTTGTAAACGTAGGAAGGTGAGATACCCAACTCGTCAGCGATATCCTTCACTGACATTTTGTCTGCAAGCATGTCAGCAATCTGCTGACGCTTGGTGACCTTACGTGCACCGTTACCGCTATCACTGTTACGCGATGCGCGGCGACCACCACGGCGTGGTGTGTCACTCTGTGCAATAGCTTCCGCTTTGCGGATGGTGTACACATAGTTAGGTGTAACGTCCATCTGCTCAGCAATGATAGATGGCTTTACACCATCCTCAAGCATGGAGATAATCTCACCACGCTTACTGTCAGCACGACCACTGCGTTGTGGCTTGTCACTGACCTTGATGGTTGACACCTTGCTACGTTGTGACTTCTTAGGTGTCTCATCGTCACCTTCAACCAACACTGTTTCAAGGTTGGCACGAGTTGCTTTCAACTGTTCCAACTCTTGCTCCACGTCAGCAATCTCAGCGTCCAACGCTTCAATTGCCTCAGTGATTTTAGTGTTGAACTGTGACATAGTGTCACTACTCCTTGTGAGTGTGGGTAACTCTTCTGCGCGGTTACCCTTGGCGCAGAGTACAGCAACGATGTGACTCGCTGCTGCACTTGGTGTTACTGATCCAACTGGTCAGGATCGTAAGTGTGTTCCTGACCGCTTTCTGTGATGAGTGTAACTGTACCGTCTGGATTGCTACGGTAAGTGTCACGTTCATCCGGCCACACATACGGTTCACTGTCAATCAATTCCTGACCACCGTTGTCTAGCCACTCTTGTTCTTCACGCGCCCACCGTTCATACTGTGCATTCTCAGCAGCTTGTCTGATTGCCTCAGTGAAACGACACGCACCACATACACCAATGGTGTCCCATGTCCAAGGACGAGAGTCACCTAGGTGAACAGTTTGAACGTCAAACATTGAACGATGACACACGTCACATTCTTCGTAATAGTCACCACGTTCATTGTTGTGATCCTTCACGTCATACTGCAACGGGAACATTGGAGTGGTCAGTAAGTCAATGACAGTTTCATCATCGATACTCGCTTGAATGCGAGCATGTGACTCTTTGATGCTTTCAACGTAGATATCCGTCAGTGTCATCCGACATGCACTGCACCACAGTGCATATGACAATCCTGCTACGCGACAGTCAACTTCGTTGTGATAGACGTTGGTGCAACCTATCATTAGTGTTACTCCTTGTGAGTGTTTGATCTGAGGGTAATAAAGCACAGTGCAGATTTGACTCTGCACTGCACTGTGTCACTGCATGGAGTGAATGTTTCCACGCACCTGTGAATCGAGAACTTCAAGTGACTGCGCTATGTCATCGCGCAACCAGGTAGAACGTTGATCCACACCAGCTAGTAACGCTGAACAGATGAGTGCACTTTCACGTGCAGCAGTAAGCTGTGCGTGAAGTGTCTTCATACGTTCAATCGCTTCATGCTTGTTCATTTCGTCATGCATTGTCAGGTGTCCTTCTGAGTAGTGCAATCGCTGCACGGTGAATGGAACCACGACCAGCTATCTGACCGTATGCTTCCTGACATGCGTCACTACCACAACGTGCACGTGAAATAGCCATTGCCGCAATGTAACCAGTGAACAGAATCGTATCCTTAGTGGTAATGTCACCACCTAGTCCACGGTTCTCCATTGCACGTCTGACTTGTGCAGTGGTTTGTGTCGGCACTATTGCTGCAATGTCAGCAGGTAGTGTGTCAGTCAACATCACTGCATCGTACACAGTGTGTGAACCGAGTTGGTCCAACCACTCTGCCAGTTGCACGTTAGTCATTGACTTAGGACGAGACATAGTTACTCCTTGTTAGTGTGAGTTATCCGTCGGGTGACGGAAGAACACAGCGACGTTGTGACACATCGCTGTGCTGTTACTACTTACCTTCTGCTTGTGCAGCTTCAATCTCTTCTTCGATCCGCCGCACTGGTGAGTCACTAACATTCTCACCACTTGGTTGTGGTGGGTACGTTCCAGGTACAGGCTTGAATGGACGCTCATCACTTAGTGCAATGAATCGTTCAAACCAGTGTAGTGTCGTTTCATGTGTAGTGAAGAATCGGTTTATCTCCATGAATTCATCTTGGAAATTCAACCTGTATGGCATAGAACTTCTCACTTGTGCAAGTGCACTCATGTTTTCATTCTGATACCAACGGACACGTCTGATGAACGGTTTACGGTCAGACCAACCACGGTGCAGTGAACGTTGTAGCCTAGGCATTAGTGACACCTTTGTGAATAGCAGCGATCAACGCTTGTTTTGACAGTGCGTCAATCGCATACCAGTTACCATCAGACTGATCAAGTTTCTCAACTGACCAGTCATAAGGTCCAACCCTAGGGAAACCAGGTTGCTGACCTTTGTACAGTTTCACCATCCATGCAGTCACTTCCTTAGCGTCAGGTGTACCGAACACATGACGGAAAGAGTGACCATGAATGTATATGCGGTATTGCTGCTTAGCAGCACGTGGCATAGTGTTACTCCTTGTGAGTGTGAATCAGCACCGTATGGTGCAGAGTATGGTGACGATTTGACTCGTCACCACACTGTGTTACCACTTGATCTTTTTGTTCACCTGAATTATGTACTCATCTTCTTCCATGCTACGAAAGAATGAGCGCATGAATTCAACAGCATCCGTGCGTGACATGTTGTCACGTGTTTCAATGATGTGATCATCACTGTCACGAATGACAAAGCTGATCAGTGAGTGTGATTGTGAGAATGGCATTATGCGTAGTACCTTCCGCAAATGATCTGTTCAGTGTCATACGTGCCGAATTCATCCGCTGGATACCTGAACAGTACACCAGAGAAGAATGAGTCACTGACATAGAACCAGCTACGGTCAGCAGGGAAGACACCTTCCGTGTCATTCAAGTCATACAACTGACCTTTGTAGTTCACAAAAGCCACTGACTCGATACCGTTGTCAACATCTGACCACTTGATGTAGTCAAACTCTTTACGGTCACTCTCTGGCAAGTCCCACAGAATGTCACGTGGAACGTTGTTAGTGATGATCTTGAGTGTGTCTGACATTGTTACTCCTTGTTAGTGTGAGTTACCGCTTACGCGGAGAGTGTGACCAGGTGATGAAACCCGATCACACTGTGTTACTTCTTTGCTGCTTTACTGCGCTGCTGCTTTGCGAGGATGGCGCGACGTTCACGCTTAGCAGCGTTCAACTCACCAGTGATTCGCTTACGCTCATCGGTGAGTCTTCTGATACGCACGTTCAGCATTGCCAAACGTGCATCGTAGTGACCTATGGTGTGTGGCATCAGCAACCTAGGTTGGGAAATGGTTCCAGTGTAATGCGCTCATCCATAATGGATTCACGCAAGTCACCAGCTAGTGCAGTGAATGCTTGACGTTCACTGATTGACCACTCACCAGGCATCGCATACTGAGTGCAATACTTGGCAAGCAGGTTGTGAAGGACAGCAGTTTCACTATCTGTCATTTCATCGTGCATTAGTTCACCTGGTCGAAATCGTTGTAACCAATGTGTGCATACAGTACGTCACGCATTGTCTGCGCGTTGTAACCGTTGATGCTAGTGACAATACGTAGGCACTGCTCACTGACACCTAGTTCAATGAGTTTGTCCCACATCTGTTCAATGGTCATTGCTGTTACTCCTTGTGAGTGTGAGTACCGCCATGTGGCGGAGAATGCACCAGCGATGATGAGTCACTGGTGCACTGTGTGTTACATACGGTTCACGTGAATGCCACCGCGTGGACCATACTCGATTACCCTGTCAGGGTAACCTTCACCTGATTCACGCGGATCGGTGAAGAACAGGTGAGCGAACTGACCACCATTGTCGAACGTGTCACGTTCAACCAGTGGATAGTAAGTGTTCCAACTATCTGCACGTGAATCGAATGACCTAACAGCATCTTTGATACTGTCAAACTCTTCAACGTCATCCAGTTCAGGTGCAGCATAGTTACCGTTACCACCGTACCAAAGCATGAATACCTTCATTGTGATTACTCCTTGTGAGTGTTAGTTACCGCATACGCGGAGAACAGTGCACCGTGGTGAAACAGTGCACTGCTGTGTGTTACTCGTTCATATCGCGACGGATATCATCCATCGCCCACCGTGCATGTTGCACCTTGTCATATGGACGAGTGTTGACGAAACCCTGTGTGTCACACAGGACTACGAACCGATTGATCCTGAGAACATATGAACCGTCATCACTAGGACTAGGGATACTGTCATCATCGAAACCGTGACCACTAATGGTCCACAGTGCCATTGACAACTTGTCAGAGAACTTAGTGATATTCATTGACCACATGTCATCAATCTGTTCACCTGACAGTTCCTCTGCCAGATTGAACACTTCAAGTTCAGTCATAGGCTTGTCATCAGACATTGCGTTACTCCTTGTTAGTGTGAGTTACCACCTTATGGTGGAGAGTATGTGGGAGATTTGACTCTCCCACACACTGTGTTACCGCTGCTTCTTGCGAGTAGTGACCTTCTCGCGTGGTGCGTTGAACTGCTTTTGTAGCGTTTCAACTGCTTTCAGTGCACCGTTCATCACGCCATCCAGGTAAGCAATGGCGTAAGTGTTCAGTTCAAACGTTGACATGTCAGCAGGATCGGCACCAGTGATATCGGTAACCATTGCCTCAACTGACATGGACACAATGTCCCTGTCAAGTGACTCGGTGACCATTTCTGCACCACCATCGCGACCGATCTGAGTGATACGGTCAGTGGTGAGTTTCACCTGATCAATCTCAGGTGCACTGTGGTCACTCTTCATCGGGTTACGCTTCAACTGCTTGATCATCCAGTCAGCGTTACCAATGGTGAACCTCTCTTCCAACACAGCAACGTGATACGCATTCACCATTTCATCACTAGCAACTCGCTGATCAAGCAAGTCATTGATGAAATTGATCTGACGTTCACTCGCCAAAGGATCACCATTACCATTGCGCGGACGCTCGGTCTTAGGCTTGTCAGTGACTTCACCACGTAGCTTCTGTGCACTCTTGATGTGCACCTTCCGCATCGTGGAAAGGTTAGTGGCAGTCCAACCACCGTAACGGTGTTCACTTTCGATCCGCACCGTGACCAGGTTGTTTGACACCTTAGCAGTGTACTTGCCACCGATCTTGACTTGTGACTTCAACATGAGTGTTACTCCTTGTAGTGTGAGTCAGTCGGCAGGATTGCCGACAGTGCACGGTAACGATCTGACTCGTTACCGCACTGTGTTGTTACCGCTTGTAAATCTGAACGGTAGCCACTGCGTCAGGACTGATGAGTACCTGAACAGGTGCGTTACCGATCACTTCATGTGCAACGAACTTCTTGTCACCTGCAACTGCGTCAAACAGTTCAGTGACGTTATCGCACAAGTGCAGTTCCTTCTTGTTCTTCATGCTGACAACAGCAGTAGGGTTGACATACTTGTGACCATGAAGGTCATGCTGAGTGAAGGACAATTCCTGCATTTGTTTACTCCTTGTGTGAGTGTGAGTTACCCCAATTGGGGAGAGTATGTGGCCGCGATGAAGCGACCACACACTGTGTTACCGATTGCACTTCCAACATGCAACGCGATGATGTGAACCGTCCGCGTGCTGTTCAGTGTAATACCGTTCACCGTTGCACACGATGCACTTAGCAGTTGGGTTATCACTGATGACAGCATGAACTAACCCGAATGAACCAGCAGCACGCCTAGCAGCTTTCTCCGAACCGTGAAAGCTAACCCATGCTCGGTTACCTCTACGGTTAGGATTGAACGCTGCATGTGTGTAGACATGCTCGCTGTTACGTGTGAACGTATGACCGTTGAACATAACTGTGTATTTGGTCATTTGTGATTACTCCTTGTGAGTGTGAGTTATCCCTTGTGGGAAGAGTATGACCAGGTGGTTGAAACCTGGTCACACTGTGTGTCAGATGCTTACCCTACGGTGGTACTTGTCATAGTTGCTGTTACGCTTCCGGTCAGCAGCATTCTGCTTACCCTTACCCTGACAACGGAAGCAAGTGTTCGTGTAACCCTTGAACACTCCATTCTCCACGTAGCCACGGCCATAGTAGATACCAGAACCGTTACAACCATCACAGTCAGTCAAGTCATCCTCAGTGACCTTTTGCTCAATGACCATTTCCTCATCAGTGACATAAGGAAGGTCATTGGTGCACGGTGCGAAGTGGAAGTCACTGACGTAAACATCAGGAGTGGACCACTTGTCACCAGCCGGATGCTCGGCCATGTGATCACCGTAAATGTATTCCACAACGTCAATCACTGACTTGAATTCGTGAGTGATCGGCAACTCACTACCGTTGTGCGTGACTTCTTTCTTATTGTCACGGCACTCAGCAGTGTGCACGTGGAACGTACCCTTTGACTGATCGTTCAGGTTCGGACCATGAATGGTGAGTTTCATTTCAATTACTCCTTGAGTGTGAGTTACCCCTTTATGGGGAAAGCACACTGACGATTTGACTCATCAGTGCACTGGTGTGTGCTAGCCGATTGAAGCGGCCAGCTTGACAGGACCAACCTTCAACATGAATTCAAGGATTGGTGTGTCACCACGTGACAGGTTGCAGAACTGGCAAGCTGGCACCAGGTTGTCACGGTGGTAAGTGCCACCGTTCGAACCAGGTATAACGCGGTCTGATGTAACCGTGTCGAAGTTCAACTCAGCGCCACAGTAAATGCACTCGCAAGTCTCACCATCGCCAAACTCAGTGAGTAGGCGATGCTTGCGAGCGCGACGTGAGTAACTGTTACCACGGTCAGGACCATTGCTTCTACGTGAAGCATCCATAGTGTGTACTCCTTAGTGTGAGTGGTACTGCTATAGGGCGAATGAACGCCACACCGTTACCACGGACTTGAACCGCGTGATAACCCATACTTGGCACTGACTCATTCGTTCTCACGCCTACCATCGAAAGTAGGACAGCCATCAGTGTGAATCCAAGCATTGTCATGTAACAGTGACAAGGAGGAGTAATTTGTATTCGTTACCACCGTCCCGCAAACGTGTGTCGCACTGAACAACGAACCAGTGAAGATCACGGGACAGAAAACTGTAACTATTGGTTAGACACTAAGTGTCTGTACCAAGCGACTCTACTCACTCCCCGCGCACTGTAGTTTTATTTCACTGTGTGGCGGATCAACGATGTTGCCCTAGCAACCGGAACCAATGGTAAACGTCAAGGTTGCTATCAGATACCTCGCTTGGCACTTCACCTGATTCGACATTCCACGTCTGGGTGACTGGTGCTCCCAATCCAGACCGTACCGTTTGTGTGCAGGTGCGTGGTGTATCTGGTCCACCTAGTGCCTACCGAAGTCTCGCGTGGTGTGGCATCTGCTACTGAGTGATTCTCAGTTGACGGTACAGAGTGTGGTGTGATTCGGTGGCTGTTCCTAATGTGTTGGTCAGTCAGCTTGGTTACTGCTGTTCCGTCACCTGGTGGTTGTTACTCACACCGTGACTGACCTTCACTCCGTTGGTCACACCTGACAACTCCGTTGTCTGGTCTACCGCTTTCCAGGATATGAGGGAAAGCTTCGCTTTCGTGCTGTGCTGCATCCTGCGAAGCACTTCGTGCTTCGCACTAAGTACACCACTACGCTGCGTAGTGTTACATGTCCTTACCAAACTATTATGTTCACGATGCGAACAGTTACGCATCGTAGTAGATCGTCAAGTATAGGTTTTCAAAAGATACACCGGAATCTGGTGTATCTAGTTCCTGATGATCTACTACACAAGCGTAGTAGCTAAAGCGTTCGACAGGACAACTATAGGTTGTCGTACTACGCAGAACGTTGGTTATGTTAGTGGTTGCTAATAACATTCAACTAACCTGTGTAGTATGTACTACGCTTGTGTAGTAGATTGTTTGATTCACTTACGCATACCGTGGTACCTACCAGGTGCAAGCTTTAGTGCACCAGTTAGCTTGTCCAGGTTCGGTATGATGTACACTGACGGATGATAGAAGAACACACTGTCACGATCCAAGAATGGAAACACATAGCACAGTGCACCATTACCTAACGCGACACCGAATTCAATGAAGCAACCAACACCACCTAGTGCACGTGGCGTTACCAGTATGAACAGTTCACACTTCGCTGCTGCCACTTCACGTTGTGAGTGAACAGCAGCGGTATGCGTGTCATTCGACCAGTCATCTTTGATGTTACCTTCTGGACCAGTCCAATCGAACGTTATCGTGTGACCAGCTTCCACAGCTAGGTTCTGTACCTTGTTCACTCTGTGTACGTCGCGTGTTCGACCAGCTACGTAACAGTTCACTGATTCACCCCCTGGTATTGGTATGTCATGCGGTACAACTGCTCACCAGTGATAACCACACCGTGCACTGGACACTCCACCAAATCCATTTGTTGGTTATACACCAGGTGACGTAACACGTGATCAGTTAGTGCACAGTCCAGACATGCAAGTGTACGTTCAGTCATCCTCATCACAAAGGTCTTCGATGTCAAACGGATCGAGCGCAAGTGACTTGCGTTCATTGTCACTGATCTGTTTCCACGCACGTGTCATTGCTTCTGGTGTAGGACGTACCGCACGTTCATGTGGTACACGTTCCCAATAGGGACATGCACTATGCGCTTGACCATTCGCTATGCAAGCAGTGTCACCAGATGTTGCACCACATATCGGACACTGATGTGGTACATCTTCTGAAACACCGTCTATTGCTGACGATATGTGTTCCAGGTGTTCATCTGTAATTGTTGCTTCAACTGTGGTAACTGTACCAGGTACGTCACTCATCGCATCCAGTAACAGTTTCACTTCCGCTACTGATCTGTTCGTGGCACGTATGTACGCTTCCGTTCGTATAGCACGTTCAACGTACTCACCAGGTAACTCATTCACTTCACGTGTCTCTTCGATCAGTTCAAGTGACGTGGTACTGATCGTTACTCTTACTGTATTCCCGTTTGACATTGTAACTCTCTCCTTACTGCGGTTACTCCTTGCGTACCATGTACCCTATAGGACGTGTCAAATAGCCGCGATTTGCAGGGGAATACTGACAGTCACTCGATCTACTACGCGGCGTCGTGGGAAGATAGTACGTAGATAGTAAGTCGAATAGTACGTTCGGTGTACTCGGCCTTTCCCCTGCAAATGACAGTGCACTTTGAATAGTAAGTAAATAAGTAGGCGCAAAGGGGCGGGCAGACAGACAGAGATATACACATAACTACTTACTATTTACTTACTATTCTGATCGCACAGGTATGTAGTGTTCGATTCAGCAGTTACACTTCGCTCCGCTCACTTACTGTTATATTACACATAATAGTAAGTATAGTCAGTAAGTATGTGTATTCTTTTCTCCAGTTACAGTTACAGTAAGTAACAGTAACAGTAAGTGTAACAGTATAGACAGGTGTCTCCCTTTCCCTTAGACCCTACTGACTAACTGATTATTCAAAGTTCACTGTCACTTGCAGGAGAAAGATAGATATACTGTACTTACTATTCTACTTACTATCTACGTACTATTGAGTGAACACTGATGACACTGACAGTGACACTTGGTGACTGGTCAGTGTAGGTACCCTGTACTGTGTGTAACAGTTACTCATCCGTCACCTGGGCGGGTGCACTTACTGTTTACTTTGACTGTAAACAGTAAAGTAAAGTTACACTTTTACCGAGTTCTCGCGAGGAAAAAAGTAATTTTTTCGCTCGAACTGCGGTAGTAACACACACAAATTTTTTCAGAAAAAGTAACTGTATCCCCATACTGTCACATGATACGGACAGTAACTCATTTTCCCCTGCAAATCAGGGACATTTGACACGGGCTGTAACCTCCGCTTTATGCGGAATCGTCGGCAGGTAAACCCTGGTAGTCACCATGACAATCACTTGCGAAAGTGGTTGGCGAGAGTCGATGATCGTTTCATGGGTACACCAATTGAAGTGGAACCACATGATGCAATCATTCATGCCATTCGTATTACTGCTGGCGAAGTTAGTTACTGTGACGAACAGATACGTAAGCTCTCAGAGGATGAGCTTTTTGAACGTCCACTGGAAACTAACATTGCTCAGTTACCATCTGGTAAGTGGATCGAGATTGAAGAGAAACGTACAGCAGAAGTTATCTCTCGTTGGGTAACGTTACGTGACGATGCGCTGGCAAACCTGGTCAAATACAGTAAGTATGCGATTGAGGTTGGCATTGACGAACGTAGAGTGAGAGTTGCTGAACGTGTTGCTGACATAATTACGCCACTACTTACTGATCTTGCTGCTGATCTAAACCTCTCTGACGAGCAACGTAGACTGCTGCCAATGGTTATTGACAGGAGAATGCGTCAACTCGAAGCTGCATCAGAGAAAGCTGCGTAAATTCACTGATACGAGAGGAAACAGTAAGTGTCACCACAGCCGAGAACAGGACCAGAAGGATCAGTTACAGAACGTGTCGAGTCACGCGAGGAACGGCGTGAAGAGAAACACGAACAGTCAGAGTACGAAAAGGCACAAGAGAAGCAGGACAAGCGTAACGAAGAGTTACTAGCACTCCACGGTGGTGAAAGGGAAGAGTTACGCGAAAAGCACCGTAGAGAAGACATGGAAGAAGGAGTTTCACTTACACCAGAGGAACAGCGTATCAAGGAAGATGAAGAAACTGCTGCTCCGTTAGGGCACATTCCGGCTGGCTAAAAATTTTTCGTCAGCAAATAGCGGTCTTACAACACATCTGTAACCGTTACTGACACATAAGTGTGTCGCGCGTTACCTGGTGACTCTCTCCAAGTTGCGGTAAGTAAGGTGCGGCGCAAAAATGAATCGGGCGGGTTGCACTAGTGGTTTATTTTGGCACAAATAAATCCAACATAGCTATCTCAGCAAAGTGTAACTCGTCCGGTTCACTTATCGAGTCCCGCGTCAACATGCAGCGTTGGCGCGGGACACCTGTTCTGTAACTGGTAACTGATGCCTAGCTTGTATGACAGTGAGATTGCAGAGTGCAGACGAATGGTGTTCTTACTTACTGAAAAAGCACTGGACTGTATGCGTACACAACGTGAAACGCAGGCTATGCAACACTTGCAAGCTGCTACTGAGTACGCGAAGAACGCTTCTGACATACGTACTGCAATGGTTACCAGATACGATCATCGCGATGCAAAGTAAAAGTAACTAATGTACGGTCCATATCTCACTGAGTACGAATACGATAACTTGCTGTCGGATGATGACAAGTTACTGCTATCACGCATCGTCTTGCAACCACTGTTCGATGTGAAGTCAAACAGTTACCGCAGAAAGTTTGGTCGTTTCCGCAACGGAGAACCGATCCCACAATCCATCACTGGTTATGGATCACCGCATCCACAGCGAAATACACTACTTCCGATTATCCCTGTAAGTGATAACACAGTTACAGTGGACGGTAACAGTGAATCACTTACTAGTGATTCGGAGGGAACAGTGCAATGAGTACCCTGCCAGTAGGAACAACTGACAGGGTACTCGCACGTTTGTATCCAACACCTGATCCTTACCTGTATGATCCCACGGCATGGGCTGAGGATAAGCTTGGTTGGGTATGGTCAAAACAAGCTGACATTGCTGACAGTGTATGTGACAACAGACATACAGCAGTGCAAGCGTGTCACGGTCCTGGTAAGTCATGGATTGCAGGTGCCTTATGTGGGTGGTGGATTGACTGTCACCCATTAGGAGAAGCATTCGTTGTCTCCACTGCACCAACACAACCACAAATCGAAGCTATCCTCTGGCGAGAGATAGGTCGAATGCACCGTAAGTGTTCCTTACCAGGTTACATTACTGTTGGTAACCAACCGATGTGGAAGTTACCTGGTGGTGAAATCATAGGCTTTGGTCGTAAGCCTGCTGATTACATTGACATTGAACAAGCGAAAGCTGCATTCCAGGGAATTCATGCAAGGTTTATTCTTGTAGTGATAGATGAAGCGGCGGGTATACCTAAATGGTTGTGGGATGCAATCGAGTCACTGATCACAACAGAGAATGCACGTATCCTCGCCATAGGTAACCCGGATGATCCAGCATCACAGTTTGCAAAAGTGTGTGCACCCGGTTCTGGTTGGAATGTAATTCAGATCGATGCATTTGACACACCTAACTTCTCAGGTGAAAAGATACCTGACTATCTAGCTGAGTTACTTACCTCACCGACATGGGTTGAAGAACGCAGAAAACGTTGGGGTGAAAGTTCACCATTGTGGGAGTCACGTGTTCGTGGAAGATTCCCACAGAAAGCGACTGATGTACTTATCCAACAGCAGTGGATTACCGATGCACAGGAAGTTACTCTACCGATTCCGACAGGTGACTATGGACAGTTTGGTGTCGATGTTGCACGTAGTGGTCTTGACTCTAGTGTTATTACTCACCGTATCGGTTCTGTCTATCGCATCGTGTTTAGTGAAGTAGGAGTTGGTGACACGATGCGAGTAGCTGGTGAAGTGAAGTCACGGTTACGTGATCCTGACATGCCAGCATTCATTGACCTAATCGGCATTGGCGCTGGTGTGTATGACAGACTGTACGAACAGGGATTGAACGTTGGTGGGTTCAACAGTTCAAACAAAGCATTTGACAGTAAGAGGTTTCTGAACAGACGTGCAGAACAATACTGGCACTTACGTGAACTGTTCAGGACAGGTGACATTGACATTGATCCAGAGGATGAGGAACTAGCCACACAGTTAGTGTCAATCAAGTGGAAGGTAAACAGTGCAGGGAAGATACAGGTGGAGTCAAAAGAAGACATGAAGAAGCGTGGCTTACCTTCACCTGACCGCGCTGACTCACTGATGATGGCGTCAGTTGACGATGCAATGTGGCCGGATGCATTTGACGCTGCTGTCACTTCTTCCTCTTCTTCACTTACTGGTGACTTGATGAGTACACAGTGGTGACATAACGATGAAAGAAATCACTGTACGCATATGGCAGGAACCAGCGGTATTCATTGGTTTCATCACTACGATTGGTGTCATTGTCGTTACCATTGTTGCAGGGAACGATTGGGACATTGGCACTATCGTTGGTGCACTTGCACCAATTGTTTCTGCACTTGGCATTCGTTCACAGGTGACACCTTATCACGGTCAGTATGAACGGGAAGAAGAAACATAAATGGGACGGAAGAGACTTAGTTGCGATCATTCTCGCCACTGGTGTCAGTTCCACTATCATCTTACTGATACTGGTGGAACTTGTGCCACATCACAGTCATGTGTCAGATCGGGAAGCAGATGCACTGTCAGTAGCTTTAGGTGCCGCGATTGGTGCACTGGCTACTTACCTTGGTGGTAAACACAAAGATGACAATGACAATGACAAGGAAAAGTAACAGGTAATGGCAACACAACCACCGATAGTGACACGTTCACAGTGGGGTGCTGCGTCACGTGTGTCAAGTGGCAGAAATGTTGCACTGTCATCACGTCGTTTCTTTGTTGTGCACTGGCCGGTTATGTCATCACGTGACGAACGTCAATGGGTACGTGACATTGAACGTATGCACATGAACCAAGGATGGTCAGCAGCGTCACCAGGTTACAACTTCTTAGTTGGTATGTCAGGTACAATCTTCGAAGGTTGTGGTCGTGACGTTAGGGGAATTCACTCACCGCCACACAACACGGATGGTTGGGGAGTATGTGTGTTACAACCGAGTACAGCACAGGGTAATCCCACTTCACCAATAACTGACGCTGCGAAAACATCAACAGTGAATCTGTACAACTGGTTGTGCAGTGTCACTGGTCGTCAACTGAACAAGTGGTATCACGGTAAGGATTACGCAACTGCTTGTCCCGGTCCTGACTTACGTAATTGGGTGAACGCAGGAATGCCAGCGAAAGGTGGTGTTACACCAGGACCGTCACCACAACCAACACCACAACTCAGTGAGGATGACAACAGTATGACTTCTGAACTGTCAGCAAATGGTACGTTACATTGTTGGATGGTTGGTCCACAGAGACAGTCAGTGTGGGTAACATGGCAGTCACCTGATTCACCTAACTGGCAAGGTGGACAATCTGGTCGTGGTCCCGCTGGTTGGACAAAGTTCTGGGACGCACCAACAGGTAGAACAATTCGTGGTATCACTGCGAAGTTATCAAAGTCAGGTAACTTACACTTTTGGGCGACACTTGACAATGGCACATCGTTTTACACATGGCAGCGTCCTAATGACCATGAATGGCGTGGTGGTTCAGCAAGTTCACGCCTAGGCACTTTTGCACCTTGGCCGATCTAGGTAGTAAGTAAATGTCAATCGGACCACTAGATATCACTAACATATTTGGCGGTAACCAATCGTTACCGACAAGTCCACCGACCGATGAAATCGGTAGCACTAACCTGTGGTCTGTCAATGTTCCAGGTTGGATGAGTTATGTTAGTGACTCACTAGAACGTTCGCCAGAGTTACAGTGGCCGCGATCCATTCAAACTTACAGTGACATGCGGCACGATGCACAAGTGCAAGGTTTGTTCCTAGCCACAACTGTGCCAGTCCGCCGGTATCACTGGTTACTCGATCCTAATGACTGTGACATGGATCAAGTAACTAACCTCGCAAAAGACTTGTCACTGAACATCAAGGAACATGAACCACTGCCACGTCAGAAGTACCGCAACAGATTTGACTTTGGTAAGCACCTGTCAGATGCACTTGTGTCAATCATCATGGGACACTATGCGTTTGAACAGGTTGGTGAGATAGGTGATGATGGTAACTGGCACTTGACTAAGCTGGCACCACGTCCGCCGGAGACAATCACTGAAATAAACATCGATGCAAAAGGTGACTTGCTCGGTTTCAAGCAACTGTTCTCACCACAAATGATTCCAGTGAACAGAGTCACCTGGTATCCATACATGATGGAAGGTGCAAACTGGACTGGTCGATCCTTACTACGTGCTTGTTACCGTAACTGGTTACGCAAAGATAGGTTACTCAGGGTTGATGCACAGAAGCAGGAACGTAACGGTATAGGTATACCGATTGCAGAAGCGCCACCTGGTATGTCAGGTGGTGCAATGCTGAGACTTGACATGTTGATGCGTAAGATGCGAGCAGGTGACACAAGTGGTGGTGCAGTTCCTAACGGTACGAAAGTATCCCTGGTAGGGACAACAGGAACATTGCCTGACACAATTGCAAGTATCAGACTTGACAATGAAGAAATGGCACGGTCATGGTTAGCAATGTTCATGCAGTTAGGTCAAACACAAACAGGTAGCCGTGCACTCGGTACTGAATTCATTGACTTCTTTGCTGATGCACTGGATGAGTTAGCTAATTGGATATGTCAGATTTTTACTGCGAGTGTGATTGAAAACTGGTGGGGTTGGAACGTTGATGAAGAAGCTGACGCTACACCACAGTTAGTTTACTCTCGCAATCCTGACAGTGCATTTAGTGGTCGTGAATTTGCCATGCTGTTAGAGCGTGGTGCAATTGTCATGGATGATGAATTGGAGAATTCAATTCGTGAACGTTACGGTTTGCCAATGCGTAAACCAGGACTTCCACAACCAGTTGTGCCACAACCGAATCTGTCAGAACCTTGGCCGCCCATGTCCGGTGAGCAAACAGGTGGTGTTACTACTCCTTCACCATCTAATTCACCTGCTGGTCAAGGACCAATGTCTGACGTGCCGGTCTATGGTGCACGTGGAAGCAGTGAGCGGACGGTTACTGGTAAGTCACTTTCCCCTGTGACCTTACCTAACCGTCCGCTCCGTAGAGAATTGTTTGCACATGAACTGAAAGCAGCAGTCGATTGGGGAAGTGCTGACGCTAACTGGAAACAGCAGCGTGACTTACTGGTGAGTGCAGTGCGTAAGCCACAGTTGCAACAGATGGATGAGTTACATGACCAGTTGGCGGAAGCAGGTAATTCACTAGCGAAGATAGGTGAAATTCAAGCTACGCCATTGCTTGAGGATATCATCTTCACTCACATGTCAACGATGGCGACAATGGGTGCACATGATGCACAACAGGAAGCATCACGTCAGGGAATAACTTTACAGTTGCCTGACTTGAATCAACTGTCAGAGGATCAGCGTGAACGTGCAAAGGTAGTTGACAAGTTCCTCGCTGACACACTTACTAACTCTGCCAAGTCAAGTGCATTCGTTTACGCTGGTGGTTCACTCGATGGTAAGACTATCGCTGACAAGGTGAAGGAAGACCTTATCAATCTCACTACTGGTTACTTACAGGATCAACTCGGTGGTGCACTTACTTCTGCAATGAACGATGGACGCAAAGCGACAATGGCAGTTGCACAAGCGAGAGTGCAACCGCAACCAGTGAAGTCAAGTAAGGGTAAACCAATCAAGGCACAGGCTGGTGAACCTGCTTTCACTGTGTATGCCAGTGAGTTACTTGACAGTGAAACTTGTGATCCATGTGCAGCGATAGATGGCACTGCATATGAAACGATTGACGATGCAGAAGTTGACTATCCTGCTGGCGGTTACACTGACTGTGACGGTTGGTCACGTTGTCGTGGCACACTCATTGCAGTGTATGGTGATGAAATGCCAGCTACACAACAGGAAGCGGAAGAAGCTTACCAACAAGTGTCAGAGGGTAAAGCAGTTACTTATGAAGAAGCAGCGTCATGGTCGGACGTGAAGGACTCTGACAAACTGACAGCGAAGGAAACTAAGCAGTTACAACAAGCGTTGATAGACAAGTTTCCTAGCGGTGGCATTGGTAAACAGAGTGGCTTAGTGAAGATCAAAGGTAACTTTGGTGAGTTGTCTACGATGGACACTAGTCAGATGGGTGACATAGGTAGTGCACTCAGTGAGATTGAAACTCACATGCCAGAAGTAATTGAAGGTGATGTTGACACAACTCGCGGTGCACTTACTGAGATTACCTTTACCAGTGATCCTGTGCTGACAGGTGGCTTTGGACCAGCAGCGAAGATGCAGAAGGAAATACTTGACGGTGAGTTGCAGGGTGCCAAAGCAGTTACTTACAAGACTGGTGTAAATGGTCATTATGGCATTATGATCAATGACACCATTCGTGCAGTGGAAGATATGGGACTCACTGACGGACCAGTGCAGAACAGTTACGATATGATGATGCACGAACTTGGTCACCAGTATGCAAACGTGCACGGTTTTGGTGCTGATGAGATACTGGATGAAATGTACAGTCAGGGTATGACCTTCAAGGACTTGGCACACATCAGTGACTATGCACTGACTAATCCAGAGGAAGGTTTCGCTGAGGCATTTGCTAACACTTACGGTTCGAACGGAAGTTCATGGTATGCCAAAGATAAGTTCACTGGTATGATGAAAGAGATGAGTAAGTACGATTCCACTGGTGCACTTCTGGAAGAGTATGCACCTGCATACAAGAAGGGTGAAGAGTGGGTTGACGTTAGTCAAGCAGCACCACTTTCACCACCACCAGCAGTGGAAGAGGAAATGTTGTATCTCAGTCCTGACAGTGTGCCACTTACTAAGTCAGAAATGGAATGGCAGTATGGTAAGGACGTTGCTGACAGTGCACCTAAACTCATTGGACCAAGTGGTGAACCACTCAGTAAGGAAGAGGCACAAGAGATTTACGCACCTACTGAGGAAGACTTCATTTCACCTTATGAAGAGGATGAGTATGAGGAAGAAGCTGGGCAAACTCCTACAGCAAGTGACGTTGAACTGCCGACAGAGGATTGGCAGACTCAGTATGACACTAAGTTTGAGGCACAAGATTATGCAATGGGACACTTCAATGCTGCACCTGATGAGGTAGAGAAGCGTGCAGTAACAGCTTACGGTGGCAGTAGTTTCACCACAATCAACACTGCACTGCGTGATGCAAAGGGTGGTGACTTCCCTGCCACCAAGATTTACGCACCAGGACAAGCATACGGTGGGACTAGTTACTTGTCACTAAAGGAAGTGATACCAGCAATTGACAATGCAATTATGGAGTCTGCTGCTGACACTGACCTTACACTTTTCCGTGGTGTGAAGGGACGTGGTGTAGATGCACTGAAAGACCTTCAAGTAGGGTCAGTGTTTAGTGACTATGCATATTCATCTGCTTCACTGCGTCTGGAAACAGCAGAAGAATTCGGCAGAACGATAGTGGAAATTCATGTGCCGAAAGGTTTCAATTCTCTGTCACTTGATCAGACTGGAACAGCAACGAGCAGGGAATCAGAAGTGTTACTACCAAGAGAAACACAACTGAGAGTTCTCAGTATAAACAGGGACGTTGGTTACTATGGTGGTGAGGATACTGTGAACCATGTAGTGTGTGAGGTTGTTACCAATGGCTGATCCAAAAGAACCAGATAGTGAAAAGACAAGTGACGCAACGAGTGATCGTGAAAGTAAGTTCACTTGGACAGAAGCGGATCAGATTTTCATTGTGTCACAACCTACACCAGAGGAACAAGAAGCTGCACAGAAAAGGTTTGAAGAACTTACCAAAGGTAAACCGCAAGCAACTGTTCTCGATTGGAATTCACCACTAGGAAGGAAGGTAAGACAGCAGATAGACGACAATAAAAAAGCAGGCAAGTACGGTGTTGGTAAATCACCACTGGACAAAAGTTACTAGGAAGGATGACACAGTGACTAAAGGCATCATTGCAAAAGCGATGACCGCTGAGGGTATCAGTGAACTAGTCACTGTCCCTAACGTCCCGATGATTAGTACGGGTATTGATTATCCGACTAGCACGGGACTGCTTACTTTCACCGAACAGCACTTGCAGGATTTAGTTACCAGTCAGGATGATCCTGCCATTCATCCGCCACGTACAAAGATTGGTCATAGTGATCCTCGCTTCAATGCAAGTGAAACACCTGACGGTGTGAAGTTTGACGGTGAACCGTCACTAGGTACGTGGCAGAACTTACGATTGACTGACAATGGACAGACAGTTGTCGGTGACATTGTTGGTGTACCTAAGTGGTTAGCAGCGATCATGTCCACTGCATATCCGAACCGTTCAGTTGAAGGTAACTTCGATGTTGAAACGGTGACAGGTAAGAAGTGGTCACTGTCAATTGATGCTGTTGCTTTGCTAGGTGTTGTCGGTCCTGGTGTTACTACGCTAGATGACCTTCCACAACTGTTCACTGAGGAAGGTCCAGACAACGTTCAAGTTGTTGAAGCAGCAGAAGGTGAACCAATGTCAGTGATTCATGCTAGTCAGATCATGGCAGAATCAGTAAGTGAGAAACCGTGGTCTGACTTTCCTAACTCTGCTTTCGACGATGCACAGTATGCACGTGCAGCGATCTATGATCGTAACAAGTGCAGTGCAGATTGGAGTGACAAACCTGCCAAACAGCGTTATTCATTGCCAGTAAGAGAACCTGATGGAACGATCAACCGTGCAGCATGTCACAATGCAGCAGGTAGGATCAATCAGGTTACAGGTGGTTGTGATGCAGCAGCGAAAGCAGCAGCAACTACACTGGTGAATATTTACAAGAATTCACTCAAGGAAGACCCGCCGGATTCACTTACCAAACTGGCAGCAAGTGAAGATCACATGCTGAACAGTGGTGACAAGCCAAAGGTGAAGAAGGGTACGAAAGCATCCAAGATAACTGGACAAGTGAACTTGGATGATGTTCGTCGCAGTTACTACGATTCACTATCCAGTCAACAGATGTGGTGGTGGATTCGTGCCATTTACTTTGATCCCAACGAACTAATCGTTGACGATGACGAGGGAGGTTTATATCGCGTAGCGTTCACTACGAAAGGTGACAGTATCAACTTCACTGATTCTGTCCCTGTGAAAATTCAGTACGTTGACCAACCTATCAAGTCAGCAATTGGTGCAGCGATACGTGCATCTGTCGCAGCGTCTATTACTGACGAGACACCAAAGGTCATGTACACTGTCCGTGCAGAATCGCGACCAGGAGTATTGATGACACTCAATGCTGGTGAAGCGAAATCACTGCGCGAGAAGTTGGGACTCACTGCTGAGCAGTTACCTGATGATGCTAGTGACGAAGCAGTAAGTCAGGTTGTGGTGAAAGCACTTCTCGCGTCGGAAGGTGAAAGTGGTAGTGGTGAGAACAAGGATGGTGACAAGGAAAGTCATACAACCGCTATCACTTCAACTGAGGAAGCAGGACGCATTCCTACTGCGGCAAAAGTGAATTTGCCTGACGGTACCATTGTTGTTGACAAGGCAACATGGGATGAAGTTGCTGGACAGGCAAGGCAAGGTGCAGAACTAGCGGCACGTACACGTGACAGTGAACGTGACGAGTTTCTGAACAGTGCAATCAAAGCAGGTAAGTTCCCACCGTCACGTAAGGAACATTACCTGTCAGCATGGAAAGCTGATCCAGAAGGTACCAAGGGTTTGATTGAGTCACTTGCACCTGGATTGGTGCCAGTCGAAGCACGTGGTACTGCTGGTACTGGTAAGGATGAAACGGTTGACGGTGGTGTCAGTGCACAAGCCTATGATCCGTCATGGCTTACCACCAGTGAACGTCACCGTATCAAAGCAGCGGGACAGATTCACAATGGTGATGTACCAACTCCTATGGTAGTGCAAGGGGGTGACTGACAGTGAGTCCCGCTAACCTCGCAACCCCTTACTACGATCAGGGTGATGAGGTTACTTGTTACGCAAGTGCTGCTGTGACAGGTAAGCGATTCGTCAAAATCAGTGGTGCACGTCAAGCAGGTAATCCACGTCAAGGTGTAAGTGATGCTATCGTCGGCGGTAACATCACTGTTGCACCGTGTGGTGCTGGTGATCCTGTCTTTGGTGTTGCGGCACATGACTGTGCACAAGGTGATCTTGTGACAGTTTACCGTGCACCAAAGATTGTTCCTGTATCTGCTGGTGGTGCGATCACAGCAGGTGCAGAAGTTGGTGCAGGTGCAGCAGGTGTTGCAGTAACAGGTACAGGTGGTGGTCAAGCAGTTGACACTGGTGTATCTGGTGCTGACGTAGGTGTTGCATTGTTCGCGACTGGTGTGGGTGGGTGATAACAGTGAAGAATAGTCACCTTATTCGCGCTGGTCATCGTATTGCGGCACGTCGTGATGCTGATGCAATTGCAGCAGCTAATGACAGTGGCATCGTTGCTGTTACTCCACCACCGATGGTGGAAGCACCTGTCACTCATCCGCTCGGACCACCAACAGTGTCAGGTACACTGATCACTGTGGATATGATGTTGAACCAACCAACACGTATCACACGGATGATCATGGACTTGACACAACAGCGTTTCATCGCTGACCGTATCTTTGCATCAGCAGGTGGTGTCACTGGTGGTGCAGTGATTTACGATCAGGCTACATGGAATGAACTGTACGCTGCACGTGACGTTGAACGTGTGTCACCAGGTGCCGAGTTCCCAATCCTCACTGGTGTGCAACTTATCCCGAAAGTTGCCTCTGTTGAGAAGTGGGGTGGCAAAGTGTTCATTACGGATGAAGCACGTGACCGTAATAACACTATCCTGTTCATGCGTTTGATGCGACAGGTTGGTAACACTGTCGTGCGTAAGATCAACGCACGTGCAATCGCAGAAATGAATGCAGCGGTTACTGGATTCAACCGTACATTCGTTGGTCGTGACTGGACAGCAGTTGTCACTGCTGGTACCAGTGCATCAACTGCACAGCAGTATCCACTCCGTGACTTTGCGGAAGCTGACTTACTTGCTGAGCAGGATGAACTAGGTGTTGTGTTCAACCTGGTTCTGATGAATCCACAGGAGTATGCAAACATGTCCACCATTTATGGTGCACAGTCACTTGCTGACTTCCTGACATTCATCGGTAAGTCCATTTACGTTTCCAATCGTGTTCCTGCTGGCACAATTTACTTTGTGCAAGAAGGACAGGTTGGTGAAATGAGAGTGGAAAAGCCACTCGGTACTGAGACATGGCGTGAACCTGAAACGGAACGCACATGGTCACAGACAAGTGTGCGGCCAGTCATGTATGTGACTAACCCGTACTCAATCCTGCAAGCGACAGGACTTGCAGGTTAGTAAGTCCTGTCGGCAGAAAAACAAGGGGAATATTAGTGCCACAGGCTAGGACAACGAAACCTTCAACGAATGACGTTATCTTTGAGGAAGCAGGTGAGTCACTAACAGGTAAGAAACTGAAAAAAGTAACTGTCTCTGCACGTGCGTTTCCGTATCGCATAGAAGCAGAGCACCCTTATGAACCTGACAGGATAATTGCAGAAGATCACACTGCACATGTTGGTGATGTGATCGATGTGTTACCACTTGAGTTTGCACGTGGCACAAGGTTAGGCGCATTCTTACGTGGTAACCAGAACCTTGCAGTGTTGACAGGTAGTGAAATACCTGTCGAGACTGGAAGTGAGTTACAGTTCAGTGCAGCGGATGCAACTGACACTGAACTAATCACTTGGATCAAAGACAAAGGTCCACGTGTGCAAGAAGTAATTGATGCGTCAGAAGGTGACGCTGAAACAGCAGCGAGGTTACTTGCTGCGGAAGCTGCTGCAACAGGTAACGATCCACGTAAAGGTGTGATCATGGGACTTGAAGCAGTAGTAAGGAGAAGTCAACAACAGGAGTAACGGTAATGTCTGTCAGTGATTACACTCCTACGGTGCAGGACATTGCAAGGATGCTCCGTGCAAGAACACGTAACCAAGCAGGTGACCTAGTAAGAGATTTCACTGACGATACACTACCGACAGCAGAAGATGTGCAAGGTCTGATTGAAGAAGCAGCGAATGAAGTAACTGCTGACATTGCACCTGACGCACCACTCACAAGTGAATACTATGAAGCTGCACGTACTTTGGTTGTGTTGCTTGCAGCAGCAAACGTTGAACTTAGTTACTGGCCGGAACAAGCAGCAGCAACAAACTCGATGTATGACAAACTGATGACACGTTTCAACGCGAAGGAGAATGCACTAATCACAGCGATGGCAGGTGGAATAGAGGAAGGTGAACCACCAATGGATGAATTTCAAACTAACTGGAATTCACTAGGTGGTGGTTTTCCTTCACCTATTGTTTGGGAGCATCCACAACGAAGGTGGTAAGGGTGACACAACCAAGGAAAAGGAAAACAGTAATGGAAACAGAACCACAAGAACCACAGACAGAACCTGAACCTGTAACTGAACCTGAACCAGTTACACCAGAACCAACAGAACAACCTCATCCAGAAGATGAACCTTACCCTGCAATGGTTCCAGGTGAACAACCTGGTGTGCCTGCTGGCAGTTGGCCGAGTGGCTTTCCACATGCACAACCAGGTTCACTGTTGAGAAAGTAACATGCCACTTCGTTTCACTATTGAAGTTCTCGGTGAGACACAGATTGACCGTACCTTTTTACGGTTGTCTGAGAATGCCAGTAACCTTCAACCACTGTTTGAGAAACTGGTGAAGGAACTTCAAGATGTGGAGAAGTTACAGTTTGAGAGTGAAGGTGCTTACGGTTCAGGTGGCTGGACGCCACTAGCGATATCTACTATCGAAAGTAAGCAGCGTAGGGAAGTTGACAATGGAGTCTTACGTGCAACTGACTTACTGTACAACTCACTTACTGGTGGTGGTGCTGGATCGGTAGCTGACGTAAGCAGTGACTACTTACGTTACGGTACCACTGTGTACTACGCTGGTATTCACCAAGCAGGCTCACCGAGTACACATCTACCACAACGTCGTGTCGTGCAGTTACCAGAAGGTGAACGTAGGAACATTGCAAGAGCAGTGCAGGAATACATTGTTACAGGTGAATTCAAGTGAGTATTGACGAAACACCTGACGTTTACTGCACTATCACTAGTGTAGTTGATAGACGGACAGTTGAACGTAATGTACTCAAGCACTTACAGGACTGGATGATTCCTTACCTTGCTGCAATGGAGCGTTACCACGGACTACCAAAGGAGTTCATACCTACACCAAAGTCATGGAGAGTTGAACAGAACTTTGCACGTCACCCACAGGACACTATGCCATTCGTGGCAGTAGTGTCAGCAGGTATCAGTCCTGGTAGAGTACCGCAACGTGACAATGAAGGTAACGTGCGAGCATGGTGGTTGATAGCAATTGGCGCTGTTTGCGCTGCACGTACTGACCAGGATGCAAAGGACTTGTCAGGTTACTACGGTGCTGCAATTCGTTTGATAATGCAACAGATGCCTGAGTTGAGTGGTTGGGCATCTGGTGTTGACTGGAATGATGAAAGGTATGATGACTGGAATCCCATTCTTGAACAGATGGTGTCATCAGTCAGATTAGTTTTCACAGTTGAAGTGGAAGATGTGATGAACGTCTTTCAGGGATTTAGTGACTTGTGGGGTAACAAGCTTATTCCACCTAATCCGTATGACGTACTTACTCAGTTCCCAGAGATTACTGAGAAAACGTACACTGTTCACAAACTCGATGAGGATGGTGAGTAGGTGCCATTACCAGGTTACCAAGTCAACATCATTGACACACCACCAGGTGGTCAGCAGTATGTTGACATTGCCACACTATTTGCTGTAGGTAAAGCGGAGAAGGAAGACTTTGGACTGGTGTATTCAATTGACCAGTTCACTACACTGTTCGGTGAACGTCAACCCGGAGGTTCACTGTGGGACGGTGTACAGACTTACTTCCGTGAAGGTGGATTCCGTGCATATGTTGCGTCAGTGCCGATGACTGGTACTGACAGTGACATTGCGGAAGCAGCGACACAGTTTGTACCTGACTATGGTCCAGGTACACTTACTGCATTTGGTGAGACAAGTGACGATGTTCACCTTGCACTTGCTGAACTAACAGCGATAGGACGTATTGCACTGTTGGATGCACCTGACACTGCTGTTGTTGCTGATCTAGTTACAGCAGCAGGTAAGATCACTGGTGTGGCTAACTTGCACGGTGACAGGTTCAGTGCAATGTTTGCACCGTGGGACGTTGCACCTGGTTTGGTACCAGGTACAACACGTACTGTTCCTCCGACTGCACGTATTGCTGGTAACCTTGCACGTAACGATGCATCAGGTTTGTCATCTGGTGATCCTGCATCTGGTGTGAATGGTATTGCCAAATACATTCAAGGACTGTCACAGCCACCGTGGACTGATGATGACCGTCAGACGTTGAATGAAGCAAGTGTCAATGTCAGTCGAATGGTACAGATGGGAGTACGTACTTACGGTTGGCGTTCACTTGCTGATCAAATTCAGGATCAGAACTGGACCATGTTCAATGGTTCACGTACCATCATGGCAATCAAGTCAGCACTGAATATCACTGCTGAGAACTTTGTGTTCAGTAAGCTTGACTCGATGGCACGTGTCACTGCGAAGTACGCTGGTGCAATCTCCAACGTGTGCTTGGAGTTTTACAACAATGGTGACTTGTATGGTGACACAAGTAAGGAAGCGTTCAGTGTTGACACTGGTCCTGCTGTGAACACTGACAATTCATTTGCACAAGGTATCCTGTCAGCAAACGTTGGTCTACGTACTGCGAGCATGGCAGAACAGGTGATCATCAACATTGCCAAGGTACCGATCACTGAGTCACTAACCACATCGTAGTAAGGAGTGAGTAATGCCTGACGGCACACGTGAACAGCTATTCCTTGTGCACCTTGAGGTTGACGGTACTGACCTTGGTGTGTGGGATACATGGGCTGGTGGTGACAAGGACACTAACAGTGTCATGTATCGCAGTGGTGGTGAACCTGATGAAGAGTCACTAGGTGGACCGACCACTTATGGTGACGTGACAATCGGACGTAACTATCGACTGGCACGTGACAATGGCATCATCGGTTTCCTGCTTGACAAGTGTGGCATTGGTCAGTGCAGGTTACAGAAGCAACCGCTGGACAGGAGTTACCAACCATACGGTAACCCAATCATTGGAACAGGTATCTTGAAAACAGTTACCGATCCAAAGGTTGACAGTAACAACAACAACGCAGCGATCATTTCGGTGGTGGTCGATCTGAACAGTTTGACCGCTTCGTAGTAAGGGGAACACAATGGAAGATGAAGAAGTTACTGGTGTCGTTACTTCTATGACCAATGGTGGCATTGGTGAAGAGGATGAACAGGCACTCATCAGTAACCTACGTCAGTTACGTGCCGATGCTGCTGACCTATACGGTAAGACAAAGGTGATGGACGTACCTGGTTACCACGGTATGTTAGGAGTAGAGTTTCAGTACATTTCCTCAGAAGTGACTGAAAAAATTGCACGTGAAGTTCGACGTGAAACAAAGAATGTCAACGGTCAAGGTGTGAGTTTACTCTCGTCACTTGACACATTGATAGCGGCATCGAAGAACGTACTCAAGCGTGCAAAGAGATACGCTAGTGGTGATTGGCTGAATGAAGATGGCACATATGCAGAAGGTGTCACTTCAATCAGTAAAGATCATCAAGTGAATTTCAGAAGTGACGAACTTGCACGTATCCTTGACTACGATGCAAGTGATCCACGTGAAGTGGTGATTGGTCTGTATGGTTCTGAACACAAGATCATTCAGGCTAATGTCTTACTGTCACAGTGGTTGACAGATAAGTCACGCACTGCGGACGAGGATTTTTTAGGTTAGTCAAGAGTGAGGTTGAATTCACTGAGGCTGCGAAAGCACAGTACGTTGGTATACCTGTGATGGATTTTCTACAAGGTAGTCAGTTCGAAGTGTTACTGTACCAAGCAGTCACGGAAGAGATATTCAGGTTACAAGATCAGCGTGACGATAACCTAGCCATACGTATTGCCAACGCAGTGTCTAATGCATTCAAGGTCACCTAATGGCTGACGAAGAAGTAAGCATACTTGTCACACTCAAGAACATTGCTTCCTTCATTTCACAAACGAAGGAAGCTGGCGCTGCACTAAAGAACATTGGTAAGAGTGCAGAAGAGGGTAGTGCACAAGCATCAAGTTCAGTCGGAAAAGTTGACAGTGTAGTTAGTCGTGTCAGGATGGCCGCTACACAAGGTGTCACTTCACTTGCATTGATGGGACAACATGCAGTGTCATCAGGTGGATCGATTGGCAAAGCCATGTCAAAGATTCAGGAGACTGCAAAGAAACCATTGTTCGGTGGTGCAGCGGGAACAATTGGTGGAATGCTAGCCGGTTACATTTCAGTGAAAGGAATCAAGGATGCTATCCAGTCAACAACTGATCTAGCGAAGTCATCTGAGTCACTACACCAAGTGACAGGTATGAGTGTCAAGGATGCTGCTTCATGGGAAGCTGTTTCAGCAGCGAACGGTGTGAGTCAGAGAGGGTTCTCACTTGCACTGAAAAGCACTGCTACTCAGATAGCAGGATTCAAAGCAGGAACAGCAAGTAGTGTCACAGTGATGAAAGACCTTGGCATTAGCATGAACGATGTTCGTGCACATGGCGGTAACATGAATGACATGTTGGGTATTGTCATTGACAAGTTCAATGCTATGCCTGCTGGTGTGGACAAAACAAAAATTGCCACACAGTTGTTCGGTAGGAACTGGCAACAGATATTGCCGATGTTGTCACAAGGTTCAAAGGGACTTGCTGAGGAACGTGCAGAAGCAGAGAAGATGGGCGTTACTATGGGTGGTAACGCATCAGCAGCAGCATTGAAGTTACATGCTGCACAAGTGCA